AGGAATATATTCTGTGAGTATTGTATACTTACATTAATTGAGTTGTACTCAAAGGAAAATAAAATGGCTGAAAATCAAGATCAATCAAACGATCAACAAAATGACCAAGAAAACGTTGATGGAAATAAAGATCCATCTGTACAAACCGACTTGCAAAAAGATACTAATCTTGTAGACAAGGTCGTTCAAGAAAAGCTCGATGAAGCCCTTAAAGATATTAAGTCAAAACTTGATAAAGCTTATGGTGCTAGAGACGAAGCCCTTAAAAAGGTTTCTGATTTCGAGCAAGCAAAACGTGCAGAGGAACTTAAAAGGTTACAGGAAGAAGGAAAGTATAAAGAAGCGTATGATATGCAAATTGCAGAAGAACGCACAAAACGTGAAGCATTAGAAAAACAAAATGTTGAACTTACAAGAGACATTAATGTTAGAAATGCTTTAGCCAGTTATCCCTTTAGAAACGATAGTGCATCAGAAATGGCATATCGTGAAATCATCGGACAATTAGTTCGTGATGAGAATGGGTTATGGGTGCATAGGTCAGGCGTATCCGTTAAGGATTTCGTAAAGACTTTTGCAGAAGTTGAAGATAATGCTTTCTTATTTAAACCTAAAGTCAATAACGGTACTGGAAATTCTGGTAATAAGCCAACAAACACTTCTAGTGATAAGAAATCTCTTTTCGAGATGTCACAAGAAGAAGTACTCAAAATGGCCAGAGAAGGTAAACTTCCTGGTAAATAATTTAACTAAGGAAATTTAAATGACTGCTCGTACTAACGTTACTGGTGCTGATAACTTCGTTTTACAAGAAGCAATTAGCGCATACACGGACGAAGCCTACACAACTGCTAAGAAACTATCTGGCACTGGCATTGTAGGAATGAATCCTAATATTAACACTAACACTGAGACTTTCGTTGGTCAGGTTCGTTGGTTCAAACCTTTGAATCCATCTATCAACATTGCCTCTCTTACTGACTCATCTGCTGGTACTAAGACTAGCTACACTTCTGATTTCGTTAATTATGTCAAGACTGTGCGTACGCATGGTGCTGAAAAAGTTAACATGCAACAAATTGTTACCCAACAAGATGGTCTTGCAAAAATTGGTCGTGACTTTGCTGAAACTCGTGCGCAAGATGAACATAATGGCTTGTTAGCTGTGCTTAAGGGCGTAGCTATCTCTGAAGCTATCAATGGTGCTGCAGCTGGTTCTGGTGCTACTGGTTTAGGTGGTCAAACTTTCGACAATGATCCCACTGACAAAAAGTATGGTTTCTATGTTGATTTGGGTTCTGCTAAACCTATCGTTGCTGCAACTACTACTATCCAAGGTGCTGCTCGTGCAGAAGGCTTCTTGAATGCATTTGGTCAAGCGTATAAGGATTATGAGCCTGAATATGCTTACTTAGTGACTTCTCCTGAAGTTTTAGCTTCTATGCGTTCAGCTAACTTAGTTGACCAAACTAAAGTTACTGAAGGTAATATTAACTTTGACACAATCTTTGGTGGTAAATTCCGTATTATTCAAACTCGTGCTGCACAAGGTTTGACTAGTGCAGAACTGACTAAGATTAATACTGGTCCTGGTGTTGACATTGTTGGCACTAAGACTTCCTTTATTGTGTTGCCTGGAGCTATTGCAATGCAAGCATTGGCTGTTCCCGATCAAGTTGAACTTTATCGTGATGCTAACGCTTATAAAGGTGGTGGTACTACTTCCGTTTGGTATCGTTGGGGCTATGTATTGCATCCTGCTGGTTACAACTGGGCTGGTTCACAAGAGAAGTTTCCTTCTGATGCTGAGTATATGTACTCTGTATCTGCTGGTACTCCTAGTGCATTAGCTAGTGCTACTTCTGCCATGGCTTCTACTACTGGTACGTGGACTCGTAAGATGAGCTCTGCTTTGAGTCTTGGTATTCTTCCTGTATTCCATTCTTAATTAAGGGAGACACTTATGGCACTCGCTAAAGGTACAAATTCCTATGCGACTGTCTCTGAAGCTGATTCTTACTTTGGAGATCGCTTAGACGTAGCAGCTTGGACTTCTGCCTCTGAACTAGATAAAGGCAAAGCGCTTGTTACAGCTACGCTAACCCTTGATGGTTTGGATTGGATGGGGATTGCTGTAAGTGAAACTCAAGCTCTAGCTTTTCCTAGAAATGCTACTTATTTTGATCCTCGGATTGGAACTGAAATCACAGTTGGTGGTACAACAGTTCCAGCTAGAGTTATCAATGGAGTATACGAATTAGCATATCATTTACTAAATAACGATGGTCTACTCGACGATACAGGTATAGTTACTGACTTAGAAATAGGTACGATTAAATTAAAAACCATTATAGCTCCTAGTAAAATTCCATTTAATGTTCAAAGACTAATTAAGCCGTTGCTTAACAATGTTGCTGCGAACGCTTGGTGGAGAGCAAACTAATGAGCTATAGTGGACTAATCAATACCAATATTAACCGTGCGTTTAACATGGTTAAAGACCTTGCTATTGAAGTTTCACTATCTAAGAAATCAAGTGCGTCATTTGATTTTGGCACAGATGCTGTTACAACAACTGCGACAACGGTCTTAACAAAGGCAGTAATAACTGATGTAACTAAAACTAGTAAAGACAATACAGTCATTAAAAAGATTGCAATGTTGAACACTAAAAACATCGGGGAAATATCAGGCTATGATGTTCTTAGCTTTGAAAATACCACTTGGAGAATTGGTCCGATTATTAATAGTACGCAATTTATAACAATTGCTGAAATTTATAAGGAGACTTAAATGGGTAAATACGAAAATTTAGAAAAGGATGTTTTCTCTATCTTCGCTAGTACATTATGGAAAAACGAAAACATAAAAACATTTCCAGTTAACTTTATTGAGTTAAACCCTGGAAATGAATTTATAAGAGCTTCAGTAATTCCTAGTGGAAACGGTATAAACTTAACGTCTATATCTGGTGTACTTATTATAGATATATTTACATCTGCAGGAAATGGACCAAGAAGAACATCTCTTATAGCAGACAAATTAGATTCTTATTTAGTTGGAAAATCTGTGTCTACAGTTAATGGTAATAGTACTCAATTTAACAAGAGTGCTTTATCATATGTTGGACTTGATACAGTTAATTCTGCTTTATATAGAGCAACTTACTCAATCCCGTTTAATTATTTTGGAGTTTAAAACATGGCACATATTACCTCAATTGGCGCAGGTATGTTTTCGGATTTGGCTGTTGCAACGCCAACTACCGATTTCTCTGCTTCCGCCCTAGCTGCATTAGATACTGCTGCAGAATTTCAAGCAATTTTCGCTACTGAGATTGATACTGTTGGTGGTACTAAAGGAAGTAATACTTTTACACGTATTAAAAACGTTCGTGAGTTCCCTTCTATGGGTACTCCTCCTAACGTTGTTAACGTTCCAGTCTATGGTTCTAAGACATCTCAACAGATTCAAGGTCAAGCTGATGCTCCTTCTATGGAAATCACTTTGAACTTTGTTGCTTCTGATTGGGCTGACGAAAGCACTAACATTCTTGGTTCTATGGTTGGTGATGGTATCCAGCACGTCTTCCGCTTTACGCTGATGAATGCTGCACCTACTGGTTCTGGTGCAACTAAGTTTGCATCCACTTCTGGTGGTGTTGGTACTGTTCAAAACAGCCAATATTATTGGATTGGTAAATTAGAAGCATTGTTAGTTAACCCACAGTTGACTGACGCTAATACTGCTACTATTACTATCACTGTTCAATCTGATTTTTATGGTGCTTACACCATCTAATTGGATTTAATGATTGGGGCGTACTTTGTTAGAGTACTTAAATTGCAACGTTAAAGTTGGCCCTAATTTATATATAAGAGATATCATGATACAAAATCAAATTAAACCATTTAGCCAAGGTTATGTATTGAGAACTACGGCTAAGCATATGCGTAAAAGCATTGATATCAGCATCAGAAAGACCTTCGAGAGAGTATCTGAATTTGCAGACGATCAGAGCAAATCTCAAGAAGTATTCCAAACCCTAGCATTTCTGCACACTATGAGGAAGCAATTAGATGACTTCCAAGCTCAAAATTCCAACAATTTCAAAGGCGAATAAGA